AAATATAGAAGTAGAGGCATCTCCTGTTGCAACTATCTCGTTTCTTACCTTAGTAAAGGCGTCTTTTCCAAGTTCATTCCATAATTCCTGCGGCGTTATGATTGACATCTTCTTTTGTAGATTTTATTGTCTTCAACAATACTTTAAATAAAAAATAATAAAAAAAATAATAAAAAACTAATCTAAGATCGCTCTTATTACACAGTATGCATCAGCGTATTTAATCGCAAAACCAAATCTTGCAGTAGCCTGAAACTTCCATGAATCATTATCGATATCATAGTCTGAAGTAAACTTCATTCCTCTTCTATTACCTAAATAACCATATTTTCCTGCTCTTGCAACAATCGCATCAGTTGCGCTTGTAGTACCAGTACCATATGTTAAATTAATAGGAAGAACTGTAGTAGACTTAGCCTTAGTTCCATACAAAATTCCAATAACACCTTCCTTTACTAATGGACTACCAAAAGTAGTTTCATCAAGCATAGGTCTAGCATTTCCATCAGTTAGTAATTTAATACTACCAATAGTTCTTGGATTCCAATAAGAAACATCTGGTTGCATATGATTATCTTTCATAACTTCAGTAACAGCTTGAACAATAGGTGTTAAACTAATATTTGCTCCAGTAACTGTAGAACCAGTTCCATCAGCTCCTGTAGCAGTAGTATTATCACCCTTTGCACTTACAGCGTTAGTGAACGAAGCAGTATTCCTTAAACCAGTAAATATTGTACCAGTTCCATTAACAATCTTTTCTTCTAATTCTAAAGACATATCCTTAGATAATTGTTCAGTTAATTGACTTCCTAAATCAACTATTGAATCTTCAAGAACTTCAGTAGAAACTTGAGTTAATCCTGCTAATTTTTTAGCAGTAAGAGTTGTCTGCCCAAATGCACTTTCACTTCCAGTGATAGTGCCAATTTCACCAGGCCATCTAGCAGTTGTACCAGCAGTAACTTTAGGGATCTCCTTAGTTTGTGAATTCATATTTCTATGATCTAAATCAGAAATAAATACATTCTCTCTTTGAATTAATGCTAATAATCTATTAGATAATTCAACAGGAACTGTGAATCCACCAGCAGAATTTGTTGCCTCATTTAAGGCCTTCATAATATCCATTTTATATTATTTTATCCATACCAAAGACATTAGCTGCTAATTCTCCAATACTAGCTCTTTTTAATAATTCTTTCTGCTTTTCAGCAGGAGATTTATCAATTAATCCAGGATTAGTTTGAATTGCTGCCATTCCCTTAGCTATACCATCACTGATAGCTTTCGCCATCATTTCAGTCATAACTTTTGGACTAAAGCTTGCTGCTTTATCTTCAGAACCTTCTTTTCCTTCAGCTTTATCAGCTTCAGAATCTTTAGACTCTTTAGACTCTTCAGAACCTTCTTTTCCTTCAGCTTTATCAGCTTCAGAATCTTTAGAATCTTCAGTCCCTTCTGGGTTAGATGCATCCTCTGTTTGATTTTCATCAACCATAGGATTTTTCTCCTTGAAATTTAGTTCATCACTAACTAAATCAGGAAAAAGTTTCCCGAGCGATTTAACAAGTGAAAATGATTTATGAGCATCAACATAAGAGGGTAATCCGCAACAAGAAGTTTCAAATAAATCAACATATCCAAATTCTCTTATCTTCTTTTTCTTTTCAATTTTCTTTTTCATCATCTATCTCCACTTCTTTAGGTTCAGAAGTTCTTCCACCAATACTAAATCCTATTGGCATTTTTGCATTTTTAGTATAATTCCAAAATAACTCATGATCTGGATGAAATTTATTTAATCTTAATGTTGCAATTAAACTATCTCTCTCTTGTCTTCCATCAACCCAGACTCCCATCATTTGTTTCCAAGAATAAACAAAAGGTTCTCCAGTTCTTTCATCCCTTCCATGATCTGGAAAAAAAGGAATTGTACCTGATTTATATTGCTTAACCATTCCCTCTATCGCTTTTTGAGACATTCTGTCACCATCTCTATCTTCTTTTAATCCTGAAACAATAGCTTCCATAAATCTTTCAGAAGTCTCAGTATCATCTCCTAAGGACTTATTTAATACTACCTTTTCTTCCCAACATCTTTTAATAGTGCATTTAAAATGAAAATTTTTTATTGAGGGTTCTACAGATTTTTTAGATTCTCTAAAAGTGCTAAAACAAACTGCAGCCCTTTGTTTTTGGTCTGGAAAGTCTTTTAACATTTCAGAATTAGACATACATCTAGAAACAAAATCATCTTGAGATTCTTCTTTATTAGGTTTTGGGATGGGCATCTTCAAAATATCTAAGAAAGAACATTATTTAAAAAAGATGTTTTTTGTCTGTATAAATTATATGGTTAATTTTATGAAGTTTCTAAGAACTTCTAGTCTAAATTCTTCGTTTTCTTCAGGGGTCTTTTTCAAAACTCTTGCCTTATACTTCCAATTACTATCGCTGAAGAACAATATAAACTCTGCTTCAGTCTCTAAGTATAAAACGTTTCCTTTTACAAAATTCCCTACACCCATTTGTTTTTCTACTATTGATTTGAATGTTTCAAAAGATACTTTTATTGCATCACTATTGAATGATTTATACTTAGCTTTTGTTAATTTCATCTTTAATTTATTATCTCTTTTGTCATCGGAAGTTTGAGGATTTTGCTCCGCATTGGTATTGCTTTGATCTCTTGCGCGATTATCTGAGCCAATACTTCTAGCCATTGTTCCTTTTGGAATTTCAGGCTCCATACCAATTCTCTCTCTAGCTTCTTCAATTGTTATTGCTCCAACCTCTGAAAGTATCCTTGTAATCTCTGCTTCCCTCATTTCATCAATTTTATAAGATCTATTAAACTTCATCTCAACATCAAATAAACTCCATAATTCTAAATTAAAAACTTCTTCAATAGCCTTTTGAGTGAATGATATTTTTTTCTGATATCCTGAATCATCTTTTCCTGCAGCTTTTACTTCCTCATCTTTTTGCATACCTGCATAATGAACTCTCCTTGCAGGTAAACCTAATCCCATTAAAATTAGTCTTGTCCAGTGATCTATTAATTTAGAATATTCTAAGTCTTTATTAAATTTAGTAATTTGATCAACATTTATTTCACCAGTAGTAATTAAGGTTCTATACTTTTGAGTTTTCTTTTTTAGTTCTTTTAATTCTTTTTTTAGATTTTTATAATTTCTTCCATTAGGAGATTCTCTTGGCATATTCATCATGAACGTCGGTGTTCCATCATTCTCAAAGTATTTCCCTGCATAGTTTTTAGCAAATAATAATAATGCAATATCTGAAAGTAATGGTTCTAATGATGTAAATCCATAAGGTTGTCCACCAATACTTAATGTTTTCAAATGAATAACATCCTTAGCATCATATACTCTTGTTTTTGATTGTACTTTTTGTTCATAACTTTTTATAGCTCCAGTTTCATCATAATTTATTTTTACTGTGCTTGCTTTTAATACTTGTAAATCTTTTGGTTTATCTGATTTTAAATTTTGTTTCACCAATTCTAAGACTTTCTTTTGACTAAAGAATCCTTTTACCTTAAATTTCTTTGCTACACTTCTTGTCATATTAGTTACAAGAGTTGATAATTTTTCTTCTTCAATGCTTAACTTCAAAATATAACCATTACCAGTTACTAATAAATCAAAAACTCCGTCTGTTAATTTTCTGAGGAATCTTGCTTTCCTTTCAAATTCTTTTGCTTCTTTTTCTTTTTCTTTTTTAGTTCTTGCAGATGAACTATGATTAATTAATTTCCAATTATCTGCTATAATATCTTCAAGAAGTGCTAAAAGTGATGCTGTAACCTCTGGAGAAGCCCTTGCGGTACGATATAATGTATCAATACTAACTCCTACCTCATTTGTAAATAGATCTTTATCAATACCATAAGGAGTGGGGATAAAATCCTCTTCCAATCCTCTTATAGAAGTTGCAGCAAATTTTTGTGAATTTTCTTGCATTTTAGTGTAATATACTGAATTCCTTAGAATTTATATAATTTTTGCTTTTGATTTCTTCATTAATTTCTTATCAAAAATGTTAATTGTGAAGAATCCATTAGTTATATTTAGATCTCCAGAAACATTTTTGCTTATAATAGAATCATAAAAATGCTCTAATAATTTACTTTTTACTATATTTTTATCCCTACAAAACTTATTTATCTCATCTCTTAATATTTTAGGTATTTTGAGGCTTTCTATAACCATGTGGTCATATTCATAAATTCTATCTCCTATTTTAGTTTTCAATCTACACCTCTAAAAGTTATTAATGAATATTCTTCTAGTGCTGCTTTTGTTGCATACGCAAGAGAATTTACACAATTATGAACTAAAATACCATTAGCAAAAAATTCGTGTTCATCTTCCACATTTAGATCGTATACTTTTCCTGTATGATTTAACTTTTTCAGGGTTTCTAATCCTAAATGCTTTTTGTTGGCATTTGGCTGAACAATATTTTCCTGACTGTTGGAATGAATTATCATTAAATTCCTCAAAGCATATTTCACAGATTTTTTTAACAGATTTTCTTTTATTTCCAATGCTTGTTTCCCAATGTTTTTTATGCCATTCTTTTCCTTCTTCTGAACTATGCCATTTTCTTGCGAGAGGCCTAATCTTATCAAACCATTTTCTTTGTTTTTCTCTTCTTTCTTTTGTCCAATGTGTATGATGTTTGATTGTATGCTCTTTTCTTGATATACACTTAAGATTTTTAATGGTGTTATTGGATTTGTTTCCATCTTTGTGATGGATCTCAAATCCGAGAGGTATCTTCCCGTTATGAAATTCCCAAATATCTCTGTGTAAAAATCCATATCCCCCTGCCTTACACCAATATCCTGTTCTTTTATTTTTATTATAGGTTTTTTTGTTAAATTCGATAGAGGTATTCTTTCTTTTTGTTTCCATACATAATCTATAGCATCTAAAGGTTTATAAGTGTTATGCATAGTATCCATTGGAATAAATCCCTTTTCTTTTGTGTATATTTTATGGTCTGAAGTTCCAATTAAGGTTCTTCCATCACTAAATTTTAATTGGTATAATTCTGCGTTTTCTGATTTAAGCCAAGCCTTTGTAACTCTTTTAAATCCTTTTCTTGTTAAGACTAAATCTCCCACTTTAATTTCTTCTATTGGTTTCTGCCCTTTGCTCGTAGTTATTAATGTTCCTTCAAAAAGGCAATCATCATACTTTCCAAATTTGAATTTATTTCTTGTAGTTTGTCCAACTCTTATATCAACCATTAATTGAACATCAACTAATTCTTGAAATAATTGTTCTTTGTAATCCCAAGTTTCAGGATCCTTATTACTTGCAGGAATTACAATATTGAGTTTTTCAAATTCTCTCCTCAAATCCATAAACATTTTATATTTTAAATCATAGGTTATTTTCAATATTTCAACTCCAGAAAATTCTTTTTCTATTTCTTCTGACTGGTGTTCTCCGATTGCTGTTCCATCAATTACACACTTTTCAGGACTAAAATCTTTTACTAACTTTCTAAATCTTATTAATTGATCATTAAAATTTTCTCTAACTCTCGAAGCATAAACTATGGTTTTTTTACCTGTATCTGATTCCAGAATAGTCATTACAGGATAATCTCCTCTTGGACTTCTTGCAATATCATATCCCAAATAATACTTTTTGTTTTTTCTTCCAAATGGGATAAATGCAAGATTTTTAGCCAAAGCCTGATTTACTAAACCCTTGGGAAACAAACTATTTGCAGAACTTACAGGAATTAACATATATTCTTGTTGAAATGCTAAATTTCCTAATTCTCTTTTTATATCAGGTAAACTTCTTCTATCATTATGATCAAAGTTTTCCATTGTATATTTTTCTGGCCATAGAGGTTTATTATCTACAATAGCAGGATATTCATCAAAATAATAAACTTCATTATCTTTCAGATCGTGTAATAAATCTGTAGGACTTTCAGGGGTTCCGATCACTATTATTCTTCCACGATTAAGCTGAACAACTGG